CATACTCGCGCAGTGACTTCTCAAGCATGGCAGACCCGCGCGGCGTGCCTTTGTTCGCGTTTATGTCGTCTGGTGTCAGCTCTGAAATCTTCACGGTTTTGGTCTTCATGCTGCCTCGGTTGCGTCGTTTCTGGAATTGTGCCCATAATGCAACGAAACGCAACCCAACGCAACGGGCTTTGAAAAGTGAAGAAAAAACAAAAACCACACGCAACCAAAGAGCAAAAGTTGCAATGCTTTGAAATGCTATCCGAAGGCTACAGCATGCCACAGATAGAAGAGCAAACAGGCATCAACCGCGGCACGCTTTCACGCTGGCGACGTTCTCAAGATTTCGCCCTGTACCACGCAGAGCGCACAACAGGTGCAACGGCTCGTGAAATGAAAACAACAGTGCCGCAGTATCAAGACGAGACGACGGTGAACACTTCGCAGCGGTACGAGGCTGGCGCGTCGGATAATCTTGCAGACGTTGAGACGCGCGGCAAATTCTTGCAGGCTGTTGGCGTTGGCGGCCTTGCCTGGGCTCAAGACTTTAGTGGTGCCAGCGATGAAGATGTGGCCAAGTTCATTCGTGATCTTGATGTAAGGCGAGCACATGCCAAGCCGCGAATCATGGCGCTAACTCATATGCTCAAGCTGGCAACGGATGCAGACGTGCCTCACGCAGTCAGAGCCAAGGCGATTGTTGACTGGTGGCGCTTGGCTGATAACAATCTGAACGGCGGGCAACCTATGATCAACATCGACGCGCGCGGTTCCGACGCTGATACCGCGCCAAAGGTCGCTGAGTTTATCGTGGACAGTGTGCGCCAAGAGTTAGCCAAGGCCGCAGACCTTGATTTGATGGCAGACGTTCCGACCGATGATTGACAACATTCTGTCAGAGTTTAAGCCAAACAAAGGGCAGATGAAATTCATTGCGCTTTGGCTGTCTAAGCGGTTTCCGATTGTCTCGATGTGCGGTGGCTGGGGTGTAGGGAAAACGCGCCTTGTGGCTATGCTTTGCCACCTGTCACACGAAGACGACCCAGGCATCAATGGCTTCTATGTCACTGATTCAATGGGCCGCGGTGCGCGAACAATCGCCACCGAAATGGCTGCGCTGCTTGAGCCGCTCGGCTGGGTGTATCATCACGCATACAAGGGACAACCCGCGCCCCATTGGAAAAGCCCAACAAAGAACGGAAAGCAAACGCTTGTCTGGGCTCTATCTTGGAAACGTCCCAGCGGCAAAAGCATGGCCGCAAACTCTCTCGAAGGTCCCGACTGTGGTTGGGGAATACTTGACGAGGCGCAAGTCTTAGAGTCTGAGGTGGGTAGCGCAATGTTGGGTCGTGTGCGTTCTGGCAACCCTGGTCGATTGTGTCTTATGGGAAAGCCGACCTATGACCCGTGGCAAATTCGGTTCGCTGAAGACCGCGGTGGCGTCGGGTTTCTCTGTCCGTCTACCGTCAACCGTGAGAACCTGCCAAACTTTGATGACTGGGTTGGCACGCTTTCGCGCCGTGAGTATCTTGAAAACATTCTTTGCATTCCGCAAAGCCCTGCGGGAGCTGTCTTTGATACGTGGAGCCCCGAAGAATACCCGCGCGGAAATATTACGCCACCATCATGGCGGCCCCTTCCGTGGATGCGCACGATGGTCACAATGGACTTCGGGGTGCGCTCACCGTCTGCGCTCGTCATCTCGCATGATCCAAGAATCGGAGAGAATGGCGCCGACGTGATTTGGAGCGAAGCAAACCCAGACCGCGCAAGCGTTTTTGATTTGTGCGGCATGCTGCGGAAAGGCGTACCGTCTTTTGGTATCCCTGGCATCTGGCCAGCATATCGAACCGCTGACTTGCCATTGGGATCAATCCCCTGTCACATTGCATACGGTGACCGCGCTGGGCGTAATATGCGAGACGACCAAAACATGACCAGCGCGATGTCAGACGTGCAAGCCGCACCTGATGCAGGCGGGCTCGGTCTGCGTGTAGCGTTCACCGACCAGCCTGGGCGAATCGACATTAATGCAGGCATCCGTCTATTGTGGCGACTCATGGAAACCAACGCGGGCGAACGTCGCTTGCTATGCTCGCACCAGCTTTGGAACTACGGCACGCAGACGGGCGGCCGTTCATTTGCCAAGTCTGTCACGAATTACAAATGGCAGACGGGCAGCCGTGACATTCCAAAGAAAGACGGAGTACATGACCATGCGTGCGACGCTTTGCGATACTGGGCGATAAACGCCCGCTGGGCCGGTTCTGAAGCTGTGCGCAACGCAGCCGCCGCATTTAAAAGCGGAAGCGCCACAGAGCGCCAAATTGTGCGCCCTGGTGACATGCGCTAGTCCTGCGGATTGTGAGCGCGTGAACGGCTCACACCCTGATTGGCCTTGACTAGCTTCTGGTTCTTCCCCTGATAATAAAGAACGCTGTAAGATACAGGAAGACTCATCGGCCCGCAGGGTGTGCCAGGCGGATAGCCTGCACGCCAGGTCTTGATCATTGCTTGCTTTGATTTGTCAGACATACAGCATCTATACTACACGCACCGCCATGTGACCATCAAAACACCAAACACGTAAGCCGCACCTTGATGTCGCCTTGTCTCCGTCTATAGTGTAACCCTGCGAAGTGAACCAATCACACACCTTTGCAAGCGTAACACCGTGAAATTTCACATATCTTAATGACGCCATTTTGCAACCTCCTAGGGCCACAGTGCCCCATCAATAATATCACATTGACCGCGCAATGTGCAAATGCCGCCCCGTAGGGCGGCGGGCTGGTTAGTCTCGCAACTGCTTCATGAGCATCGAAAGTAAGCGGTTGCTTAGGTCTAGATTGTAGACGCGGTTAAACCCCCACGCGGCGCACGCCATTTCGACCAGTGCTGACTCTGCCTTGCTGCGCTTGTTCTCTGCAATCAACGCGGGGCAACTGTCGCCAAGATGCGCAAAGCCGGCCGCGTGCGCCGCTTCAATGCACTTGTCGTTATACGCGCCAAATAATTCATCGCTGGCGTTCCAGGCGTCCTCCATGCGCTCAATCTTCCCGCCTGTGAAATCATCAACGAGATCAAAGCTCTCAAAAACTGGCAGCGTGTACGCGTCAACCACGTTTCGCATCTGCGCCGCTTCTACTCGGCACTGCCTCACGTCTTCGACCAACGCAACAAAGTTGCTGTTGCTGTAAAGTGCTCTCACTGATTCAATTGTGATGTTCCGCATTTTGCTCTCTCCGTTGCTTGTGTTTTGTGTTTCGTTTCCCATGTCTATTTATTGCACTTTATCCGTGCATTCGTAAAGAAGAAAATGCAGTGAATGCCAGAATAATTTTGCAGGCGCCAAACAATATCAATGAAAACAGTTACTTATGCGCGTCCGAAATCTTACGGCTCGCCGTCGTTTTTTATAATGTACCCAACCCACGCGTACATTTTTCGCCCGTGAAGGTAGTGCGGATCAATGTCATTCGCATACGCCTCTCTTTCAAAAGCCACGTTGCGATAAGCTGCGCGCATGTTGCCACGGTATTTAATGAGCATACAAAACCACAGCAACGCGTACAAAATCCACTGCCCGACAAAAAGGCACTCAAGCTGCTGGCGCCAATGGATGGTCTCATGGTTTCGGAGCCTGGTGGAAAATATCCCACGGCACCAGATGAACGGGCCAAAGCTAAATGCATAAATCTCAATTGGCGCAAGATAAGACAGCCACACAGGAACACGGCTGTTTTCAATTTCGATTGGCAGCTTCATTGGTTCCACGTCTCCGAATAAATTAAAACCTCAGACGAATCGCCTGCACGCATACCATAGGACCACGCTGCGGTCTCTATTCGCGCCTCATTATACAGCGCCCGTATGCTTTCACAATCGTTGTAAGACATAAGCATTCGCCAGCCTTTCGCGCTTAGCTCATGGAAGAGTGTTGAAAACAGTTCGTGATCAAATCGTTTGTGTGTGCTGCCCTTGTCGCCATAAAGCGTTGAGCCGTTGATTGCATACGGCGGATCAAGGTAGATGACTTTATTGTCTGGGCTTTCGTCTGCCAGCTCTGCCAACAGCTCAAACGCGTCGTAACGTCTGACCCTAAGCCAAGGCGCGCGGAAATTTCGCACGCGGTCAATGCTCGACTCTGTAAACCGTGGATGCCCTGGTGACATGCCGCCGCTATTGGTTGCGCCTGAAAATGAACAGCGATTCAAGACAAAGAACGCCGCCGCCTTTTCGATGCCTTGAAGCTCTCCGAGTTTGTTCTGCAGCTTGTAAAACAAATCACGCTCACAGGGCATATGCATCTTTGCCAAAGTCGCAACGCCCTGCGGGTCAGTCAAAAGGTATCGCCAGAACTCTGCCAGCGGCTCATAGAGATCAAAGCATTCAGCCACGCCGTGCAGATTGGCAGACAACCAGGCCAGCTCAACAGAGCCGCCGCCAATAAAGGGCGAAATCAGCCGTGTGGCGCGCTGCCTTGTAAGCTGTGGTACGATGATTGATCGGGCTCGCGTCTTACCGCCTGGGTATCGTAATGGGGACCGCATCAATTCTCGCTTTTCATTATAGCGTACACTGTAGACAGATGTATGCCATAGTCCGCAGCAATTGTCTTTAGTGTTTCGCCGGCCGCTCGCCTTTGCCGAATGACAACACGGTCGCCTGCGGTCGTTTTCGCGTTGCCGTTTTGGGCACCCTTCTGTGTTGCGCTTCTGCCTGCTTTCACCCTATCCTGCGCGTTGTCTTTATGTGTGCCGACTTCAAGGTGCCGCGGGTTTATGCATCGTGGATTGTGACACTTGTGTCTAACCACACAGCCTTCCGTGATTGCGCCATTCTTTAACTCATATGCAATGCGGTGCGCGGCATAGCTAAAAAACTTGCCGCCGCTCTTCACCACGATGCGCCCATACCCGCCTTTGCCAGCACCGTTGCCTTGATACATGACGCACCGCGAAAGATTGGCACGGTTTAGTTGCTCCTTGACCTTTTTGTAGGCCTTATATTTCAATCTATCTCCTTAAATGTAAGGCGGTTATTTTTGGAAAGCGTACACGAAACGCCTGAACCTCTGACCTTTCTTCGGTCCGCCATCTTTGCACGGATCTTGTTTTCTACTAAGTCCCGCCTTGACTTATGCTCGGCCTCCGCCGTGCGCACTTGCTGTCTTTGTAAAAGCAGCTCGTCAAGATCAGGCTCGGCAACGCTCTCTTTCATGCGGTCACGATACAAGTCAAACAGGCCGTGCCTACAACCATCTGAGCCGTCAACCGCGGGTGGTTCTTCATTAACAATGTGCCGCTCAAACCAATCACGCAAAAACGGTATGACGGTCTCTGCATATTCTGGATCACGCTGTATCTCATGATGAACCAACTTGGCGGCCCCGCGCCTTAATGCAAAGTCAACGTCCCCGTACGTATCCAACATTCGGTAACACTCGTCCGCAGTTTTTAGCCCAACCAAATGAGCCACATCAACATCATACGCCCAAAGATAGTGCTGAACCTGCAACTGATAGTGCAGCGGCAACGGGTCCAAAACCCCATACGTGCCGGCCGTTTTAATTTCAACTAGCGCCGTAAGCTTACCGCCTTCATAGACTTCTCTGTCCGCGGTAGCACTAAACACACCATCCACGATCCTCGTACCGCTAGGCTCCACCAGAACTTGCCCCCTAGCCATCGCCCACACTTCTGCAATCGGACCTTCAAGACGCAGCCCGCGCTCCATAGCCTCATTTGTTTCTGCCTGCACTCCGTGCAAAATGCGCCGCCATGCATCCCAAGGCGTGGCCCACTTATTCACTCCAAGAATAGCTGACACCGCAGTGCCGCCAATTGTTTTGGTTTGCTTATATGCCATGAACTTGCCTTACCTTTTGCTTAACCATTCTGCGTCGTCATCATCCGAGCTTACGCCATGAGCCTCTCGTTTATGGCTCATCATCAATTCCCCCAACCGCTCCACAGAATCGAGGCTTGAGTCGTTCGGCGAAAACATAAAAATTGGACCCCCGTGTTTGAGCGGATTGAGCGGCTGAAACCCCGCAACCTTTTGCCAGTATTCAATCAGCTTTGCGCTCTTTAGTTCAGGTATTGCTGTAATGATTCGGCTAGGCGCGAACCCTTCCACATACGCCAACAAAAACAGCGCGCCGAGCCCCTGCCCTCGGCATTCTTTGCTGACAAAGCAATAATCAACGTGGCTCCAATAGCTAACACCGCGCAAATCATTCATAAAATTCGGGTCAGACTTAAATTTTTCATAAATCTCAACCGCCGTTATTTCGCAATCACTATCAACCGAATCGCCAATATCGAACAAATGGTTGCGAAACTCCTTCTCAGATAAATCATGAGAAAGCGGTTCGTCGAGAGATACCTGCAAAAGCCCACACGCCTCACCATCAACATTAAAAAGCCCGAATGTTTCGCAAAAACAAAACGAGCGCGATACTGCGTAGTCTAACCTTCTAATCAGAAATCCCGCCTTCTGTAACTTGATTAAATTCTCCATCCTTCTCTCCATTGAAAGCCGCCCCGAAGGGCGACTGTTATTTATCTTCAAACTTTTCTCAACCCGTACGGGTCATGCGGTGTGGGTTTTGTGGTTCTCCAATCTTTGTACTGCTCTTTGTTGTAAGACCGCATCTCTTTTTCCTAGCCTTGATCATCATCGATGAAACGAAAATAATCACAAGCATCAATCCATCGTGATCTCGTTTCCTGCTCTGCATCGCTGCCAGTCCTAAGCGTCCAACAAATTTCGGAAAGCTTGCTGATAATCGCGTCCATGCTGTTTGCGTGGCTCGCCACTATGCACGCCAATCCAACGGGGTCAACAAGCCCACAGGACACGGCGGTATTCAGTAGGTCTCTTTCGTTTTTCGTGAAGTCAAATCGTGTAAGCATTTTTTTCTCCGTTTGTTGTTTCCCTCAACTCTTAAGAATATCGTATCCACCTTTGACGTGCATTGCAAATTAAAATGAACATTAAAAGAAAACAGTTCTTAAGTGCTTGATCTTTCTAGCGTTTAAAATTGGTGCAACTGCTAGATGAAACGAGAATGGTTACTGGCCTTATTGCGGACCGCCTACTTCGTCAACGCTATCGACCCGGACAGGTCCCCAATCATCTCTCCTCTCCAAACTTCCGCAACACTTCCGCATTGCCTGTCCATTCGCCCCGCTTCCAATCAAACATCCTGACCACGCGCGGAACGTGTACACGGTCAAAGATATACAATGCAGAGCCCTTTGGTGCTGGCCCTGTTTTTTCCCCTGGCTGCACGAACTTAACGCGCGGCGTCAACAGCCAAATCTCGGCGCAGTGATTCCAGGCGGACTGGAACCACTTTGTTTCTGTGCAGGCCATGCACATCATGACAATGCGTGCGCCCTTCTCACTTTCTGAAATCGCCTTATCGAACCACCGCCCAACCTGCTTGCCGTAGGGAGGATTGACCCACACCCAGCCGCCAACATTCCACGAATGATCAAACGCATTCGACAAAGGCCTTGTCGAAAAATACCGCTGGCACTTCTTGTTTTCTGAGCTGGCCGCCGCGTCGAGCTGAAAGCGGAACACCTGATCAAGAGACTCAAAAAGTCCCTGTGGCGTCTGCCAATCGTGTCGCTTGCTGCTATGGATTGTTTGCCAATCGTCAGCACCCATCAGAGTCACACACCTTTCGCCACAGCTCTGCATAGCTTGCCGCCTTCATGATAACGCTAGACCTGTATGCGCTAACCGTCTCACCGCCATATTGACACGGCCGCCCGCTCAAGTACGCGCAGAGTCCGCCCTGCTCACCGTACCTTTTGGTGTAATACTTCAACGCCCGCACACCCGCCTCAATGTAGTTGCATGACTTAGACTTACACCAAAACCTGGGCATCACCTGCATTGGTCCTACGGCGCCTGCACTGCTTACCGCGTCACGAGTAAGGGCTGACTCACGCCAGGCTACCGCCACCGCCAAGGCGGGCTCAACGTTTTGGCGCTGCGCCTCATTGACTACATCGACACACACGCTCACGCGTTCAGTAATATTCTTTACCCCTTCAGCCTTAACAACTATCCCGCAGAACATCGACACACACAGCAAGCCAATCATGAGCCATCGCCCTTTCTAATCATTACAAGAGAAACAATCGACACAGCAACAATTGTGACACCTAAGATCAGCCCGTACATATCAACAGAGGATCCATGCTGCATTTGCTCGTATGGAAAGACAGCCCGCATTAATCACCCCCAAACACTTCGATCAATATCCATGAATAAATGCTGCCACCTAAAAGCCACACCCAAAAATTAACAGACCCGAAATCCAAAAGGATGGGATCATCGTATATGTTCACCGCTCGCCCCTTTCCCACCACTCACCAACAAAGTCTAGAAAGTCAGCCAAACCGATACACACAAATTCATCGCTTGGCGCACCGTCATCACGTATGACCGCAATCGGAATCTTTCCCTTTGTCACATCATCGCGTGCCTGACTCATTGCCGCCCTCGGATTTGGTTTCTTGCCCACTTTTGCCTCAACCCAAAAGACGGGGCACTCGACATCGGGCACCTTGTCGCACGCAAATCTGTTTTGGTATTGTAGCCCGCGGTGCACGTCTGCCCCTGGCATCGCATCTGCAAACATCTTGGCCAAGCGGCGCTCGTTCGCTGCCCCCTTCCGCCTTGACAGTAAACCCATCAGACTGCCTCCAACCAGTGTGGTTGCCTTTCACGGTCAACCTTTATCAGTCCGGCCTCAACTGCCAGTCTGACATAGTAGCGGGCATGTTGCGGAAAGCTCATCCCAAAGTAATGTTGCACATCTTCATATGTAGCGGGCCTGCCCTTGTCCCTAGAAACCTCAACCACAGCGTCCCTTATTTGTTGCGTTGTTATCCTTGCCACGATCTTATCCTTTCGTTGGCTTGCTTCACTGTCAAATCATCAAAGCTTGGCTCTTTGAATCGGCTCAACCTTCCATCAAAAGACAGAGGCACTGTGCACAATGGCCCGTTGCGCTGCTTTGCAATAATCAACTCAGCACCATCACGAGGCGCGTGCTTGTCATAATACTCTTCACGATAGATAAACCACACCATATCAGCATCTTGCTCAATGCTTCCCGATTCCCTTAAATCTGACAACAACGGCCGCTTGTCCTGTCTACTTTCCACACTACGATTCAACTGGCTCAGCGCTATAACGGGGCACTTAAAATCTCGCGCCAGCAGCTTTAATCCCCTACTCAACTCGCTTACCTCTTGCACACGATTCTCCGAACGACCGCCACGCATAAGTTGCAGATAGTCCAGCAAAATCAAGTCCGTCTTTTTCCCTGTGCGTGCCTCCACTTGGTGCAGCTTGCTTCGCATGTACCCAAGAGTCGCCCCCGAATTGTCAAAGATTGTAAGCCCCCACTTACCAAAACGCTCAACCGCCCTAAGCAAATCCGTTTGCTTTCCGCCTATCATCCCAGTGCGCAAAGCCTGTGAGCCTATGCCAACCTCGGAAGACAAAATCTTTCCGCCCAACTGCTGGTGCGGCATTTCCAAAGAGAAGAACGCCACCTGCTTTTCAATGCATGCATGCCGCGCAATATTTAGTGCCAGCGTAGTCTTACCCATGCCAGGGCGTGCAGCAAGTATTACCAAATCACCAGGCTGCAGGCCTGTCGTCTTTGAATCAATGGACGGATAACCCACCGACAACCCAGAAACGTCGCCACCATTTTGCAGCGCCTCAAGCGCTGAAGTAAATGCGCTCTGTGCGCTATCCTTCAAACTGTAAACGTCCGAGTTTGTCTTGGCTGTGCCTAGTGCGCCAAGCATGACGTCAAACACGTCACCCTCAAAGCTTCCATCCATTGGTGAGTCTCTCGCCATGTCGATTGTAGACATGCATGCCGCTATGACATTCCTTCGCTTGTGGGCTTCCATAATCTGCGCAGCATACGTCTCAAACCCTAAGTGCGATGCAACCATATCTTGGCATTGTCTGAGCGCACTATCATCACACCCCTCCGCAATCATTTGACCGTACCGCGTGGGCATACCCTTTGAGCGCGTTGCCATCATTACAGCCCACAGCCCACCAAGCTCTGAGCTTCTAAAGTGTGCAGGCTCCAAAACCCCCGACAGCTCATCAACCACTAAGTCACGAACAAGAGCCGCACCAATGATTGACGCTTCGGCCTCCAGGCTGTCAGTCTTGTCAACCTCAAACATTCTTTAACCTTTCCAATAGTTCACCCATAGTGCCCTCCGTTATTCTCTGCCCTTCGTCTTCCACATCTTGTGGTGTATAGTTTGGCCTCAGCGGACGTCGAGCCCGCTTTGACTCTGCCTCTGTCTTGACAAAAGTATAGAGCCTAGAGAATCGATGCCTCTGTCCCGCGCCTATTACTTTGTCCTTATATGAAATGATCGCGTCCGTCACCGTATCCAAATCCCACTCGGCTCGATTCATTAAGTCTGCCCAGTTCATCGACTGTGCCCAGACCGCCGTACCGAGGTTGTCACAAACAATCTTTTCAAGTCTTTCAATTTTCTGTTGTCGGTTGTCGTCGTTGCTGATAACCTGACTACCACTTACCGGGTAGTCTTTTATAATTGTATACTCTTCAGATTTCTCAGAATCTAAAGCGCCGAAGGTGCAATGGTTGCACTTATCTTTTCCGAAGGTGCAATGGTTGCACTTATCTATGCTGAAGGTGCAGTGGTTGCACCTTAGCTCAAGGTTGTCGTAAGAGGTGACACCATATGCGCCTCTCGATAGCTTCCGAAGTATTCCAAGGGCAAGCAGTTCCTTGAATGTATTCTTCACCGTTCTAAGCCCGATTCCTAGCCCGTCGGCAATTTGTTGCTGACTACACTTGGATACGCTGTGCGCATCTGTCAGTAATGACACCGCAAGCAGCACTGAGCACAATGGAAGCGTTGAAAGTTTTGAAAGCTTTGCGCCGCCGCCGTCAGTAAGTAAAAACGCCGCAATAGTTTTTTGTGGTCGAATGTGTGTCATTACCCTACACTATGCCCGCGGGGAGTTGTTGGCAATCAAAAAGTTTTCTTTACGGAAAAAGTATTAAAGAGGCCGTGGATAAACTGCAAGAACATATTGATCGTGTGGGCATTTTTAAACAGAAGCGCCCGCGCACGTCTGATCAAGCCGCTCGTTTTTTCTATTGCAAATGGGCTAAGCCTGGTGAAGTATGTTTTCTAAGCGGAAAATCTTGCGCACAAAGACACTCTAAAGCTAAGGCAAGGCTTGAGTCTTTAGATGCTGAAGGTGCAAGCCCTGTAGAGTATGAGATTGCTGGTTGCCGGGCATGCGGTGAATGTGAATTTGGAGCACTTCGTGTCGAGTTGCTCAAGAATAAACGGAGAAAGAAATGAATGACATAAACACTGTGATCATTAGCGGCACTATAACAGACGATCCGATGGTCAAGCAGTTTGACGGCGGATCAATGGTTGCACGCATAAACCTTGAAACACGGCACGCATACAAAACAAGGCAGGGCGAGCTTAGAGAAGGCAGGCAGTTCAATAAGGCTGTGCTTTGGAATGGCACCGCGGAGACCGCGCAGGCCTATTTGCGGCAAGGCTCTAAGGTTATCGTGCAGGGTACGCTTTCAACCGACAGCTATGAAAAAGACGGTCAAAAAATCTATGTAAAAGAAATCAAAGTAGACAAGATCACACCTTTTGGTGGCGAATCCGCGGCAAATTCTTTTCAACATGGCGGAAATTCTGGCGCGTGGGGCAATTCTGAAGGTGGTTTCACAAGCCAAGACCCGTCAAAAAGCAATAGCCCCTGGTAAGAAAAATGGACTTTTCGCACATATTAGACGCAAAGCCGGCCGATCAAGTCGACAGAATTGCGGCCGTTGAGTCGGACTTACACCGTCGCAATCATGCGCTCATAGAATACATTGACGCTACGCGTGAGCAGCTCTTACTCATGAAGGAAATGATAGAACACAACACCCGGTGCATTGAAGTCTTGGAGAAATATTTGCGCGATGGTTGAACTGTGCAGAAAGAACCACAAGACGGGCGAAAATGAGCGCGTTTACTTCTGCCATGTACCCAGGACTGGCGGCCGTACCATTGTGAAGATGATGGAGACGGCCGGCTGGTCCACTTCTTACGAAATGCACGGCCGCGAAAGTCGTCACTTTAACTATTTTGAGATTCGGGCGCACTATAGGGGCTGCCTGCCTAAGAGCTTTGCTATCATTAGGCACCCTATGGACAGAATAGCTAGTGCGTTTTCTGTACATGGCAACGTGTCAAGCGCGTCTGAGCTTTTTCGATCTTTTATGGATATGCCTACGGAAAAGATCTACACGGTCTGGAATATGTGCTTAAGACCTGCATCGGAGTTTGTTCTAGACAGTTCTGAAGTGTTTAGATATGAAGACGGGCTTGCGCAAGTTGCTCAAGCTTTGGCATTCCGTGGCTGGATTTCTAGCAACTCCAGCATGCCCCACCTTGGCAAATCCTTGCAGCTATTCGTGGACTGGTCGGCCGCACCCACTGCGGTCTTGGAGAAGGTGCTTCAGGTCTACGCTCAAGACTTCTACTTTTTCGATTATCAGACTTTTCCAGAAAGCTAGCGCGCTGTCCGCTCAAAGTGCATAGGATCATTGTATGTTCTCCAGTCAATGCCGCAATTCCACCCTGCGCCCCTAAACACTTCTACCCATTCTGGGTGTCGATGTAAGGGCGTGTCAGACATTCCGATGCCGTTTAGGTGCCAATCAATATCGAAAGCTATTCCCCACGAATGACGGCTTAGGCTTCGTGACTTGTCCCACCTCATATGTCGGGGCACCCAACTTGCTACCTTTGCGGGTGTGTATCCGCTAACCTCACACGCTTTTTTATAAAGTTCGCCCATTTCAAAAGCAATCGACCGATGCACCCACACTTTCTGCCCCGTATGCAGCTCAAGTCGTGTGATGTTAGCCTTCACCCAATCTTTCTCAATTATAATTGCGCCTGGTGTGTCGGGGTGCTCTTTGTACCTAAAGGTGCCGTAAATGCTCTCTATGGCATTTCTTCTTGGTATGGGCACCTGGTATGTAGGCCGCACCCCATCATGGTCCCCAGTGCCCTCTATCGTCTTTCCTATGGCGTCTTCAACGGCTGCCCGCGTTGCTGGTCCCGCCAGCCCGTCAACGGTAAGCCCTGCGGCCGTCTGCACGGCCCTTGCACCGCATCTAATCAGCTCACCTAAAACGTCGTCCTCAAATAGCCCTGCGTTAAGCTTGGCCAGGTTCCAATCTCTTTCTGATTCGCTCATTCTTATTACCTTGATGGGTCGTCTATAAGCCGAAGTATAATATCTTGATGAATATCAATTTGCCCGGAGTACGATTCACGCCGTGATTGCTGGTCGGACGGGTGACGCCTGGCAAGAATGCGCCCGCCAACCCTCTTTCCGTAATGGGTTTCACTTTCGTCGGCTTCGACCGTCTGCGTTTCGTTATGTCTAGACGTTAATCCGTAAACGCTCTCCAAATCGGCATGCCTCCGTGTGTCATTGCCACCCTTACCGCCGTTGTTTGGGTCACCGAAGCTTGGATAAATCGTCAACCCTCGTCGTGCGTGCGTCCACCAGTTGCGCAGATGCTTTTCCATGTCAGACGCATAGCCGTGCGCAGGACCATCCACACGTATTGTCAGCGACCAACCTTTTGTTGGCGCCAGCCCTGACGATATGACTGATCCGTCAGCCATAACGGTTAACTCATCTCGTCCGCTCACCTCTCTGCGCATGCTAACATAGCCTCGCCCTGTGGCTAAAACGCACGGCGCGCGATTGCTGCCCTTGATTTGTCTGTGGTTTGTGGTTGTTGTGGTCACCGTTTCCGTGCCATCAAAACCTAGACGCCTAAAAAGCGCCTCACCTGCAGCGCTCACGGATGCTAGTCCGCTGTAGTCAACAGATGATGGGTAGTTTAAGGAGATTCTGCCGTCTTCTTCTAATACAACCGTCATTGATGTGTTGCCGGCCGCAAACTCGAAGCGCTCTAAACAATGATCTGCATATATGTCGTCAGCGTCAGAGACTCCGGTGCGTTGGCGTATCCACGCAACCAAATTCTGAACGCGGTGATTTGATGGGACAATATCAGTTACGGACTCTGATGTGTATGAAGCTTGATAGGATGGACCAGGGTTGACGGTTGATCCACTGGTGACAATTACGGCCACGCGGTTTCCGCTACCGTCTACAGTGAAGCCAGCGATTGTATAAGACGTTCCTGCGCTTACGGCCTCGACTGTGCCGCCCACTTCTAAGTTGTTTATATTGCCATCAGTAAAACCCGTAAACGTGATGGTCACCTGTCCAGATGCTGGACCTGGATCTTGGCTTGCATAGGTCATTGTCATTGTTGCACTTGATGATGTAGCTATTTTTAACCCGCCGACAGTATCGTAATCAGTTTGAAAGACGCCGCGCGCCCACCGCTTGCTCGCTGTCAGTGTATACGGTCCCGAGCCACTTACGGATTCGGTCCCGTCAAACCCAAACATTTCTCGGCTTGCTTCGGGGTTTGTTCCTGTAGTCGCAAGCCCAAAAGACGTTGATGCCGCCTCTATGTAGAAACGATTGCCTGAATTGATCCCGCAAGTAATAGATCCAAACCCTGATGGCTTTGCATTATCCATGATCTTCTTTAAGCTGTTGTTCGTAATAGACCCATAGCCATTTAAAAACGCTATAACGTCAAAATGCGGCACATTGTTTGTCATTGCAGTTACAGACACTGCGTTACCGTTTCGCGTATAGACGCTGCCCGCGTACGGGGTGCTGTCAAACTCTCCTAGTAGGGCAATCTGTGGTCTTCTGATTGTGTGTGTCATATGTTTCCGCCTCCCGGCAACGCTCGGCGCCTGTTTAACTCACGCGCAACGTCACCAGCAATTTGCCGCCCAAGCTGGCGTGACCCGTTTCTAGATAGAAGGGCCGGCACGTCAGCCAAAATAATGTCACCAAATTGCACGGCTGCCTGCCTTTCATTTCTTTCTGGTCTAGATTCTCTTGCGGTAGTTCTTGGTCCGCTTGCTGCAACAGATCCACCCGCGCCAGCACCACCACCTCCACCTCTTGTGGCTGCCCGTCGTGCCATAATTGGCGCTGTGCCCGCCTGCGCAAAGTGTGCAATTGCTGCAGCTTGGTGAGCCACACCGCCCGCAATGTTTCCGTCTGCAAAAGAAGAAAGGGCCTCTGCTTGCTCACTTGCGCCCTCAAAACCGTGCATGATGCCTCTTGCAATTATCTGCGCCGCCTCGATTTTACCCACAAAAGATTCTGATGCACCTAAAGCGTCAGCCACTGCGCCAATCTCACCAATAGCGTTTTCCGTTGCAGACATAGCACTAAGCACCTGTTGGCGTTCAATTTCCTCGATTTCTTTGGCGTGCTTCTTTCTTGCTCTTAGTCTCGCGCCGTCAAATGCCTCATTTATTTTTGCTTGCTCTGCTAAAGATGAAGACAGAAACCATTCCTGTTGTTTATATTCCCTGCGGAGTCTATCAGTCTCGGCATCAAATTTCGCCATTGCGTGCAAGTTGTCTAGATCGCTCATTTCTGCGAGAAATTGTGCACGCTCAGAACGCTGCCTTGCAATCTCTTGCTGCGCAGCCGCCTCATCTTGTGGACCTCTAACGTCCGCCAATTCTTCAGCTTGTCTCTTTGCGTCCATTGCGGACCGCTTTTCCAAGTCCGCCTTCTGCTGAATCTTTGCAATGTTGTTTTCTGTCTGCTTTCGCTCCTCTTTCAACAGCCCCCTGCGAACGCTCGCAACTTTTTCAGCTTCTTTGATTTTGCGCCTGCGCTCTTTGCTTGCTCTCTCTTCAGCCGCTTGCGCCTGTTGTTCCTCTTCATTGATAACGACAAGCTTCTGCTTTAAAATAAGCGCCGCAAACATTTCTTCTTCTTTAAGTCTTTTCTGCAGTTTCTTTACCGGGTCAAGCTTTCTGTCAGACTCCAACTTTGCAATCTCCAGCTCCTTCGCATGCTGTAGCTCCGACAGAAAAAGCTTTTCTTCAGATATAATCGCATTTGCTCTTATTTTTTCTGCTGCTTGTGCATTTTTAAACCTGGCGGCCGCCACCCGATTCATGCCCGCAATGGCCCTCTTTCTTCTTTGCTCGGCAGCTTTTGCGTCTTTTTCAAACTGTTTGTGCCTTGCTCGCGCTTGCTTAATTTCAACTTTAAGTCCTGCCTCAATGATTGCCACATGCTCTTTGTCAAAAAGAACCTCGGCCTTGTACCACTCGGCCCGCTCTTTCAACATTTTGATCTCATCGTCTAAAGCGGTCGTCGTTTCTGAAATCAGTTTCCCGTAAGTGTCCTGCACGATGCTTGCATAACCTTGCGCAATTGCAAGCTTTTCCAGTTCCTCCGTTAACTCCACAGCGTCATCCCGCAGAAGGCTCATGGACTCTTGGAAATCCTCTTGAGCAATCGTAGCATTTTGAGAACTTTTCTCGCCTTCTTCTATGACTTGATTGATTCGCACCATCTCGTCATAAAACGGTTTAAGCTCGGCAGGCATTTCGCCAAACGTTGCCACAAGTATGGCGATATTTTTGAAAAAGAAAGCACCTCTGCTTTCTTCATTCAAACGATCATATTCTGCCTTTAAACTTGCAATTCTTCCTTTTGCATCTTCTTCGGCTGCCGCCAAAAGATTCACCTGTTGCGCTGCGTTTGAAGCCCCTTCTGCGCTTTCATTATGTAGTGCCTTATTTTCTTTGAGCGCTTCGTTTAGAATGCGCTCTTTCTCAGCTAAAGATCCTGAGCTTTGGGCTTTTAACATAAACGCAGCCGCAGAGTCTTCTGCGTTTGTACTTGTGTCTGCAAGGCTGCGCGCTAGAACTTTGGCCGCTTCACTATTGGTAAGCATTAAGTCTTCAAGCTTTGTCTGTTTGCCGCGGTTGTTATCAATGTCCGCAGACAATAGCCGCATGCCTTGAGCCAGCTCACGGTCACCATCAGCTACCGCTTTTTGGGTTAATACTCGCGCTTTCAATAATAGCTCGCGCTGATTTTCTGCTTTTAGACTTTCCTCAATTGCTTGTTTGTTTAGCTTCTCATCTTTGAGGAATTCCATTGTTGTTGTTTTTGCTTCTTCTCTTTGCTGCTTTCTCTGCTTTTCTATAATTTCCCGCTGAGCGTTGTTGTAACTTGTGATCAGCATTGTGGTTAGTGCAGCAATCACGCCGACAGCCGCCGGCCCTGTCATAATGGTTGTCATGCTACTCATGAACCCGCGAGCATACGCCATGCCGCCGCTAGCACCTGCAGGCATAAGACTGGCATTCCATGCCACAATTGCCGCGCGCATCTTTCCAAGCGCAGCAATAAAAACTGGCGCATAGGCCACGCCAAAAGCGGACGCCAACCCAATTGCTATTGGCTTCAAGTTTTCCACAAAGAATTGCAGCATTTTCACGCCGACGCGAAGCACTGCGCCAAGCGATGACACGGCACTGCCGCTTCTGCCAATTTCTCTTGTCATGCTAACAAACAGCTCATTGACGGCAGGCAGAACCGTCAATCCTAGATCACGCAACGCGCCCTCTTTTGCAGACTCAAAAAGCTTTTGCGCGCCGTCTGTTGTGTCTGCCATAACTTGTGTAGCTTCGCCAGCTGCTGTTGTGTCGTCCGTTATGCCCTGAACAATTGACGCATAGGCGCCCATATTGTCACCGGTCAACTTAAGCAAGCCCTGCACGGCTTCCTGGCTTGTTGACAGCCTTGCCGTGGCGTCAGCCTGTCCACGGGTCGCTTTGTTCACTTCTTCTAATACGCCTACTAGGCCCTTTTGCTTAAGCGCATTTACGCCAAGTTGGACACCCTTGTCCTTTAAGGCCCTTGCCGCTTTGCCTGATTCTAATGAAAGCTCTTTCAACACTGCATTGATTCGCGTAACCGCCTCATTGGTAGGTATGCCTTGCAGCGTCATTTGGGCAATAGCCCCCAAAACTTCATCAACGCTTACACCATAAGAAGACGCCGCCGCCGAAGCGCGGCCAAACACTGAATTAAGTTCTGGTATTGTCGTAACGCCGCGCTTAACAGTGGCAAAAAGCTTGTTGGAAATACTGCCAGCGGTCTCACCCTGCTTTCCAAATGCATTGACGCCTGCGGTCAACAGTTCAACCGCTTCCGTGAGTGACCCGCCCGCCGCAATAGCTGTCTGGCTTGCCGCTTTCATGAATTCAATAACGTCTGTGGGTGCCACGCCTGCACTTATGGCCTGGTATGTTGCAGAAGTCAGATCGCCGGCCGTTTGCGGCACTTCTGCAGCTAACGCCAGAAGCTCGGTTTTTAAGTCGTCGCCAATTTGATTGTTAAGTGTCTTGACCTGTGCAAATTGCCGCTCAAAATCTATTGCAAGATTGACAGGCGCCTTGATTGCTTTAATGGCTGCACCAGCCGCCGCCGCCGCTGCCATAAAGCCGGCCATTGCTGCACCCGCTGTTGTAACGCCTGCCTGTAGCTTGCTAAACCCGCCGCCCGCTTCTTCTGTCGCCTTGTCAACGCCTCTGGTCGAGTCTTCTACGCCTTCAAGCCCGTCTTTAAGCCCGCCAAGTTCTTTTTCGGCCTCTTTGGCGCCCTCCAATTTTACCGAGATTACCTCAGTTGAAATCTTATTTAGCGCCATCTTTCACCAGTCCTCTGAGTGTTTGCTACGGTAGCCGCTTGCATGTTCCTGTTCTGATTTTACCATGACCACCGCGTCACGGAAAGCCGCACTCGGCTGTTCTGGGATCCACCCGTGCGGCGCACCCATATTCAAAACGCCAACAGCTTCAAACACTTCCACAAGCCACCCCGAGTCATAAGATGGTGATCGATTGTCTATATATGATAGCGGGCATCTGTCTATTTCTAGCCAATCAATGATCCCAATTTCATTAGGCTCGCCATGAAAACGTCCCGCTACACTAGAAGGCACGCCACTGCCTAGAATGTCCTCAAGAGAAACCACGGGCGATCCGTCATAGAACCCGGCCCGCCAGCTACACCACTCTTTTCGGATAATTGCGCCAAGAACATCAGAGTCAAAAGGCCCGCCACAGTTGCCGCGCCTTTCTATCTCTCCTAGGATTGGTGGGGATCTTCCGCCGTGGACGCATTGAGCGCACTGCCAGCCGTCACCAACACCCGCCCCTCGTCCTCGGATTCGGCGGTGCCAGACTCCAAGGACCGCAAGCATTTCTCCGATTTTCCCAAGGTGGCCACGTTCCTGATGTGCCGCGCCGCTTCGCTGATCACCTCTTCGCCTTCTACGCACTCAGAAAGAAACGACTCAACATCATAGCCATTATCGTTTCGCTCAATCTCAAAGCCATCAATTGAGATCACGCCAGATCTAACCACTTCGCGGTCAACCCTAATAGACCACAATTCAAAATCCTCAAGAGCAGATTGATCATCAACGCTCATCTTTGCAACATGTGCAGCGTATGCCGCATTGCCGTCTCCGCCCTCTCTTGAATCTCTGCGCAGAACATCATATGCCCTCGACGCTAAAAGGGCGCCGTGCCTCGGCTTGTGTCCAGCCTTCCGCTCCGCCGCTCGTCTCTCGTCCGCTGTTAATGCGCGAACCGTTACAAACGAGACGCCTCTGGGATCTTGAACCAATAGATCAGTAACGTCACTCGTCTCTCTATATCTTTGAATTGCGAGCTGGGCTCTTACATATGCAACAGCCTCTCTTGAATCGTGGCTCTGCATCGTCTCACGAAGATTTGCTAGCGCCTTCCCAACCTGCTTTGGACGGATATTTTTATCAATCATGGACACCGCTGCAAGTTCCAGGCCTTTCATAACTTCAAGCGCCTGCGAATCTCCTACGGTAGCCTTGATCAGGCGTAAAATTTCTTCCGCAAAGTTCTCAGATTTTGGGGCATCAAGGTCCTTATTGACTTCAATCCTTGCCGCCTCGAATTGTGCGTCAGCCGTGGCTGAGTCCGCCAATAACGGAAGGCGGACAGGCTCGTCAGTGTGTGTCAGTTTTCGTAGCATGCGCCCACACTAACGCAGGCGCATGCACGAAACAAGAGAATTAGGAACGCGGAAAGCAAAGAATGAAAGGCGCTGAAGCAAGATTTAGATCATTGCCCGTTGGCGTGCCTGCGTAAGTATTGAAATCTGCAGTGGCACGCAGTGCGGTCTCTTGTTGGATGCGGTTGCCGTCACCGCCAGATGCGTTTGCTGAACCGTCAGCCCTTGATGCATTCTTGAGGATGAATGCAGCCCCGTTGGGGTTTGTGTCACCACTTCCGCCAGGTCCGAAACCGACGATCAGAGTACGAAGCTCATCGCGTGAAATCATACGCTGCAGCGTCTCGTTGTACTCAGACGTAATAGATATACTGCAAGTAGCATTGTGAATTTCGTGAGACCCCCCACGCATAACTCCGCGCGTTTCTGGCGTCCCGGGCGAAGTGTCAAAACTAACCGAAATACTGTGATCAAAATTTGCCAGATAGGTGCGGCTCGTAGACGCAGCGGTGCCCGCTGCAACGCCGCCATGATTCCCACCAAGATCAACTCGGCACCCATAGCGGTGTTGGAGTAGCTTACCTGCAGGCTCTGACGTGGTAGAAGTTGACGCAGCCGCATCATCTTGCAGCATCACCATCGGACGAAAAGACATTGAAAGGCTGGCGCCAGAATTGTCGTTCGAAATTTCAAACCCTGAGCAACGGCAACCGCTTGCAAGTCTTCTTACAGTTGCTGCGCTACCCGTGCCGCCCATGTCAAATAGTGCGTGGAAGTCGTTTTTTAACGTCGTGTCACCATCGCCCACAACAGGGTAAAAAGCATAGTTGAGTTGTATTTTGTCCGAAGCCTGAGCGACTTCTGAAAGTTCAGGGTGAACGGTCAGCGTGGTGTTTCCGGCCGTTGGCGTACCGTCAGCACTAACAGCAGTGACCACGGCATACTCATGGTAAAAAGTGCTGTCACTTGTAAAGAGTCGAATAGGCTGCCCTACTTTAATATTGGCGCCATCTGTTGCGGTGTCAACAATGACCTGAGACTTGTTTGCACCCGTCACCGTAACCGTCATGCTTGCCGCGTGCGGTGAAAAAAGGCCCATTGAAGAGTTTAAGACCAAACCAAAAGGCACGCTGTCTGGTGATGCACCATTGGGTGTTCGCAGTCGGTGACTTACAGAAATTTCATCAGGATACATTGCACGAATAAACTCACCTGAGGCCGCGCCGTATTTAGATGACCCGCTGCCATTAATTACACCAATCGGAGCCGGACGGTTTTCGCCTGGCGTCCTTCGCCCTTGATCTTCTTCATGGAAAGCCTCATCACCCTGGAAGGCGTCAACGGTTGCCGTTGTCGTGGCCATGCCAAGAAAGCTTCGCCCACTAATGTCAGGTAGGTGGTTCGCGTCTTGGTCTCCGCCCTCTTGGGCAGCCGTAGCCACTTGCAAGCTGTAGATTTGGATTGATTTCCCAGCCATGTCTTTTTTTCTCCTTTAAACATCCACCGAGAAATCAACTGTGATCTCGGATAAAACAAAATCATATTCGGCGCCCGCATCATCGTACGCGGTGCCGCTCGTTATTGTACCTGTATCGGCACGAAAATTCACCAGCCCCGTTACGGATGGCCAGTTGCTTAATACCAACGCTTTTAAAATCACAAGCTGCTCGCTCATGGCACGCGTTTGAACCTCCCGTCTAGGCGATGCACCCTGCGCGTCATATCGCACACGAACGACTGCACGACCGTTGAAAGATGACGGCACAAACTGCCCGACCTGCAACGGGCTTACCGTTGAATCATCTAGCTCAATTTCAAAAACGCGAGACCTGCCCACAAGCGCACCCAGAGGCAACCGCGAGCCACCCATTTTCTCAATGTCAACAAATCCTGCTGCGCGCATTTCTGGAAAGCTTGCAATGATTTCAGACGGCATAGCCTGGATTGTAGAGCTGACATGATCAACCGTTCTATCAATAGCCGTTCTCATCGCTGAACCCAAATTGCTCTGAAGACGTTGCGGATCTTGTCCTGGTCTTTAGGGCTAAAGCCGATCCAAGGCCGTCGATTGTTTACATGTCCGGCATACTTGGCGCTTCCCCCTGTGGGCTTTAAAGTAATTGAAAACTTTTTTGCGCTGGTATTTAAAGCCCTAAACTGGCGAAACATTTGGCCGGTGACTGATAACGTCACACGGTTAATCGGAAGACCGCCGCCAATTTTGATTCGATTATACTTGCCGCCTTCGCTCCTAATCTTTCCATGAGACGCAGAGTAGGCACCCAAGCTTTTACCCTTGCCGCCGCTTTGCTTGTAGGTCTTATGCGGTCGGTCATCTAAGCCGTGCCCCGCGTCACCGCCATGCTGAGCGCGCTGGATGATAATAAGAGCGCACTGGGTGCCCAGCTCAAACATCTTCTTTCTGGACCAAGCTGTGATTGATGACTCGGAAATTTTTATAGATGTATACGGCATGTTCACATTTTCTCACATTTTCATACATCGAGCAACGTGCTATCATCTTGACATGGCTATAAACCTTACACCCGACAATGCGCCGAACCCTGTGCAAGCGTATGCAGGCTCTACGCCTGGCGCTAGCTTCTATCAGGGCCTGGCAGAAACTTTGAATTGTGCCCACGCAAACAATTCAACGCACATCTTTTCACAGGGTTTCAGCTCTCTCGGTCTGGGCACGTCGCCGTTTTTTGTTAACGGCAGCGCTCAGTCTCAGATAAACATACTGGAAATTCAGGCGCCAACGCTTTCACGCGCCCACAGTCAAATCATGGCCACCGTCCGGGCTTATCATGTGTCAGCGTCTGGTAGCACTGGCACGCTTAAGATCAGAGTTTTTGATGGAGAGTCTGGCGGTACGCAAATTGCAGACATTGATACAGCTATATCCTCAAGCGCTTCTGCGGTGTTGCTCAATCATACGTTTTCAATCACAGTGCCAACACAAGACAAGATCACGATACAAGTAGGTTTAGGTGCTACAGGTAGCGGGGTGTCATACATTCAAGATCTTTCGCTTTGCTGGGTGCCACTGTCTACATTATCTACCACCAAGAGCAGCCAAGGCGTTATCATTCCTGTGGGCACGGTACCCACTGCAGATAACGAGGCGGCTAGTGCTGCGCTGGGCTTTGCGTTTGCAGCCACGGCAAACACTCTTCAAAACCGCCGTCGGTTTTATGGTGGCGCTAGCGGTATTTCTAAGGCGTCTACATCCACAGGCGAGGAAAGAATATCTCCGTTTGTGCGCCCTCATTTGTTAAGAGTGCAGGACAGAAGATCACCTCTGACAATCAATTATTTTGCGCACGTTCAGAACTCGCACTCCACAGACACAAAAGATTTCCGAGTGATTGCAATAAATCCGCGATCACTTTTTGCGTCACAAAACGCAGCAACAAACTTTTTTGTTCCTCGCGGCGAATCGGCCACGGAGACAATCGCAGCAAACTCAACCGTGAAAGTTTCGGGATCATTCACAATTATGCCCCCTTTTGAATATCTGGAAAGCATCGCAGACGGGCATTTTGTTTCTTTAGCTATTGGCACGCGTGCAATGGCGCCGCGTGACAGCTTCGGATATAATGAAGGCAGCGCCTTTGATTCGAGTTTGAAGGTTCTATCATATAGTTTCTGGGGTGAGTGATGATCGATTTTATGCAGAAAATAGCGGGCGAAGGTAAAAACAACGCTTCAATGCTTTTCGTGCTGGCGGCATCTTTGTATGTTGGAAAGCTGCAAATGGATCAAATATCCGCGGAACTTTCTGAAGTAAAAGAAGAACAGAAACAAATAACCAAAATGCTTGCTGAGCATGCTACCACCTGGGCCACTATTGCGGAACGGGTCAAAATTTATCATTCAAAGGAATAGACGGATGGACACTCAGACCACTGCATTGGCCGCGCTTTTAACTTCCATCATTTACATGGCGGCCCCCAGCCCAAAAGCGGCACAGCCTCATAGTGAGCTTTTGGATGCAGTGGCATCGATTAAGGACAGCACAAAGAAAACGGACATGATCATGGAGAGTCTGCAAGATGCACGACCCGAGACCGCTGGCCCTAACAATAAGGAGTGATAACGATGATCGACTTAAACGAAATGCAAGAGCTTTTGAAGCTTGGCACCCTGGTCTCAGTGGCGACTTGGGGTGTCACGGAGGCATGCAAGCCCCTGGTCAAAATGGCGACGAAAGCGTGGAGCCGTACAGCGGTCAGAGTTTTCGCGTTAGCTTGCGGTGGATGCTTCGGCTACTTTCTAAAAGAGACGCCTGAAGGCTTGGTGGCCGGCATCTGTGGCGCTGCGCTAAGTGCAACGGTTGTTGCTTGCATCAAAGCAAAGATCAAGAGTTCTAGCGCCTCAGATGAGTGATAATGCATTAAGTCTCATACTGGCCCTTCTGACGGCCGCGGTGACATACTTCGCCACCAGGCCGAAGCGATCAAGCCCAGACCGTGAAGCCGCCAATCGCAAGGCTGATTCGGTGGCAGAAGTTGAAACCAGTGCGGCAAAAGCAGAACATGACCAAGAGGTAGACGCGGCCGCCAGTCGCACGCAAGCGATAGACCGCGCCAGCATTGACACACTTTCCAGCATGGTTAACCATGAGTATGGGAGCGACTAGCGTGATTTCAATAATCCTATTTCAGCTCTGCACGCAGGCAATGCCGCTTGACGTTGGAATGACTGCACCGTGCGCGGGCATCCTTTGGACTATCCCACAAACAAAGAATGCTTTAAAATGTAGTCAGGTGGAAGTGCCGACACTGACAGCAAAATTGAATCTCTGCGCATCCACTAAAGCCATAGAGATTAGAAAGTTAGAGACAAAACTGCGGACAGCGAACAACATTATTGAGACCACCCCAGAGGCGCCACCGCCCTGGATTCTGCCCGCTGTTGCTGTGGGCACTTTCTTCGCGGGGGCACTGTCTGTGGTGCTGCTCGCGGGGGCCATGTGAACATCACAGATCAAGTCAGAAAACTTTACCAAGAACTACAATCAATCAGGGCCGTGGCCAGGGAAATGGGGCTAGCCCCATCTACAGTCCATTACCACCTAAACAAAGAACCAAACAACTCACTTCTTGATCCGCCACAGCCTAAGCCAAAGCCCCGCCCAAAGGTAGACATAAAACACGAAGGGGACCGCGCAACGATTGTTGGCAAGGGCATCGTCAACCTTGACCACCTTCTAGATGCTGCAAACTTGGACGAAGACTGGGTATGCACAAAGCACACACTGAACACATGGCAAGCGCTCGGCAAAGAGTCAGAGGTGCACCAGATGCATCAAGTCAAAGCGTACATGGAAAGAGCACCATCATTTTTTGTCAACGCCCTAGACCCTATGCCAGCATACAAGCGAAAGCCTTTAGACTGTGATCCCGTAATTAAAACGGCACTAATTGTCCCAGACAGTCAACACGGTTTCAGAAGGATTGAAGACATTAGCAAGCCGGGCGGATACGACTGGCACCCGCTACATGATCGGGCTGCGTGCGATGTAGTTTTACAGGCCGCAGAGCTACTTGAGCCTGATGAAATAATTTTGCTTGGAGATATGCTTGATCTGGCGCCTTGGTCTACTAGATGGACCGCAGACCCTTCCGTGCGCTACACATCCAACGCAACGCTCCGTGAACTCTACGCGGGATTCCTTCGCCCGCTTAGGCTTGCCGCACCGCACGCAAATATCCGTTTTTTAGAGGGAAACCATGAGAAACGCATCACAGACGCGATCATTTCTAAGCTAGATGAGGCCCACGGGCTCCGCTCCGCAGACACGCTTGACGGGTCCGAGCTTCTAACCGTGCCTAATCTTCTGGCACTTGACACCCTCGACATTGAATATTTTGCACCATACGGCAAGGCTTTCTGGCTTTTTGACCAAATACGGATTCAGCACGGCACCAAAGCACGCCCGGGCGGTGAGACCGCTAGCGCATATCTGCGAAACGCCACAAGTTCGGTAATCTGGGGACACGTCCACCGCCTTGAAATGGCACAAAAGACAATTCAAACGCCCGACGGACCCAAAATTATCACCGCTTCATCGCCCGGCTGCCTGTGTCGCACAGATGGCGCCGTCCCCCACGCAGGCGGCGACTACCTAGACTGGCAACAAGGGTTTGGCGTTGTGTATCTAGACGAAGACGGGCAGACCTCGCAGCAACTTATTCCAATCCAAAACGGGAAGGCTGTGCTTTACGGCCACACCATTAAAGGCGACGGCAGCGCAGTCTCAGCTCAAAATAGAACAGGGTTGCCGTTCTAACCTGCTAAACTCTTTACACTTTTACGATTTTCGACAACAAAACTCAATAAACCGCTTGCGTATGCACTCGATCGGTGCAATTATGTATACAGATGTTGAGAGAAACAACAAACGGAGAAACAAAATGAACAAGGTTTTTAATATTGCAGTTTTAATCATCAATGGGAAAGAGAGCCATAGCGTTGACACCGCAGACGCACGCGGTCTTGATCTTATCAAATCTTTGGCAAGGCACCATCGAGACACTCGTCCTGATCATCACGTTGAGCTTGTGAGGCGCAATGCGTCGATATGGGCGGGCGGCAACGATGGCTTTATTGCTTTTGGTGCATGGGAATAATGCAGAACGACCGCCGCCCTTCGGAACGGCTTTCAATGGAGAGAATCATGGCACAATTTGAAGAATGCTGGAGCTTTGACACAAACGCATACATGGGCACCATTGCATTGCCTGCCTTCGGGCAGTGCGTTGTCACATTCAACGCAGAGCCGCACGAAGCGCCAGTGCTTAGCGGGCTGCCAGAACAGTGCCACGATGGTGGCGGTGGGTTCATTGACCTTGTGACGCTCGTGATGGCGCGCGGTGATGCGCGCATGCCGATCAATGTTGACGGATTGACGGCCGGACAACTAGAGCTGATGGAAAGTGTGATTTTTTCAGCCTGGGAAAAATGGACAGGGTGCGATCATGGATAGTCAGATTGATTTATTTTCTGAGCCTGTGTCAGTTAACTCTCCGCGCTTTCTAAAGCGTCTGGCGGGCGTTCTGGTGGCTCGTAGCGGTACAACGCAGGCAGCCGCCCTAGATCTTGCTGAAAAAGCCATAGACGGCACGCTATGCCCCTGTTGTGGCGCTGGCGTCAAACTCTACAAGCGATCAATCAACCGCGGGCAGGTCAGAGCGCTCACGGATTTGGTGGAACGGTTTTCAGTCGGAGTTAGCTTTGAGTCCAAAGAAATCAACGCCCGCGGTGGGGATTATGCTAAGTTGATTGACCTGGGGCTTCTTTGGCGAGACGATGCGCGGCGATGGCATGTCACGCAAAAGGGTCAAGATTTTGCGCGCGGCGAACGTTCAGTCAATCGGCACTCCTTTTGGTTTATGGGTGAACTGGTTGGGTTGTCGGTTTCGACGGTTAAGGTGGGCGATCCTGGAAGCGGTGAGTCTTTCACTGTTGACAGAATTGAAACCGCTGGACTAGAGAGAGTGATCATAAAATGAAGGGAAATGAGTTGATGGAACGGCAAGAATTTGAAGCGCTGGCAAGAGAGAAGATAAAGATCAGAGACGCGGTGTTGTCTGTAATTGGGCCCACGACTGCACACGAGGCCGCGCGGTTTTATGGTGTAGACCGTCGCACGGTTTACAGAGTTCTTGATGGTGAAGTTGTTGGGCGTCCTTTTGAGAAAGGCGGCCGTAAGCCTAAAGGATTAAGCGCCGTGCAGGTTCAAGAACTTTTGTCCGCTGATATGAGGCTGCGTACGCCGACTGAATACGCTGAAGCAATAGCCAAGGCTCTATCTGTGCTTTAGGTTTAACGCAGTGATCGCACCCTCTTCTATGTCGTCAAGGCACTCTGCGATATGTTCAGGAATAATCTTGTGCCTGTACATCCGAAAAATCAAGCGCACCCATTGCCCGGTGTGTCCTCCGTATGCCTGATCACACAGATCGCCAAGCAGCAACAGACGATCAAGCGTGTCACCTTGCAAAATCTGCCCGCGATAGCTGCCCCGGCTAAAGCGTAAAAACTTCATCGTTCTAAGTCGCCAACCTGGGTATTTCAAAAACAGTTGCGTCTAGTATTGCTGCATAGTCTGCCCTGATATGAACAACTAAATGTTTTATTGATCCAGCAATCGACCCGTATTTCATGCGCCTTGCTTTTGTTGACGATGCGGTTCCATAGTCTACATAGAAAATTGATCGCAACACTCGCGCTGAATAGCCATGCATATCTTGGTTTGACGGGAAATTGTACGAAGCGTTGCCGCTGCTGTCTTCCGCTTCAAAAGTGTTAATTGTTGAATGAATCGCCCTTGGTTGTGGCATTTCTGACCCGCTAAGAATGCTGGCCCACGTCTCACTTGATGACACCGGCGGATCCACTTTTGTGTCGCTTGTGTCAATTAGTCTTACTCTCACCATGCTTTGCCCCGCAGCGCCAAAAGTACCTTGTGGATCAGCGTCGTTTTCAAGGTCATTTGGTGCCAAGTATGTCAAGATCACGCCGATTTCACTGGCCCCTGGGTGTGTATGCTGAATGTCTACATAGTAATCTATGTTCGCACCCGCAAAAAGATTGGTGTCATACTGTAAGTGCCCGGCGCCCGTCGCCTTATCGCTGCGGTCGAACTGGTATGTCCAAGACTTCTGTATGACGTTCAACCCTTGACGGAAGCAAAGCTGGTTTGCCATGTCTGCTAGATTGCTAAGGCTTGAGCCGCGCAAACGCCTCAGCCACTGCCTTTCTGTAAGATCAAACGCGCTGACCCTTTTTGTGGGTATTGGTGTGCTCATGTAGATGTAGTCCTGTCGATGTAGGCAAAATCTTTCTGATTGGATGACGCCTTGGCGTGATTGTATGCAACGGGCACAATGAAACCAATATAACCAAGTGACAGCGAGTCGGCCGGCAACGCTGCCACGCTTTGATCCACAATAACCGTATTTGTAGCAGTGTTGATGCCTGTTATCTGTGCGGTGACCACGGCCGCATCAAACGAGTATGCGCTGTAAATTTTCACCCACTCACCAACGACAAACCCGCTCAAGTCTTCAATGGTTTCGCCATTTGTCGGCCGCTCCGTTGGACTGTGATCGTTTTCTTTCACAGTAAATGCAAGGTTGCTAGAGCCTCCTACGATTGCAGTGATTGCGGCCGACATATTCCAAGAGCTACCACTTACGCCGTAGTCAACCAGCTCAATCACGCCCGTTGGTGCATAGCCATCATATTCAATCGACCTAACTCTTGATGGTGCAGTGACAACACCTAGCCCGCTACTCCCACGCAATAAAGGATGAGTCACCGTGCAGGTGTCGCCAAGAGCTAAACCATGAAGAAGTCCTGTTGGCACCTCGAAAGAAAACACCCTACGAGGATAGCTGTTCTCTGTGCGAAGTTTTGAGAAAATCGGTCTCAAGACGTGCACCGCGTCACCCGCCGATGCTGCGTCTATCTTCACACCTTTCAACTCAATGTTAATCTCTTCAACCTCATTGAAAAGATCGATGCTGGTTTGATCTTTAACTTTCAACTCTACTAAAGGGTCGCCATCCCAATCATAATTAGAGGAAAATTTAAAAACGTTTTTGATCTGCAGCTCTGACGCGCTGGTAGGCGTCGGACTGTCTGAAATGTCCGCTGTTGTAAAAGACTGCGAAACGTTTGAAGCATTAGGCAAAGACAATTCAACCGCGCAAAGCCTGCACCGCCCTTGACTGTCTGTGCGAATGTCTACCGTGTAACCCACTGCAGCCAAAAGCCCTTCCACAATTTGCAAAAGCGTGTCACCTTCCTTGTATACTGGCGCAAAAAGCTCCGCCGCAAATGGGTTTGGCACACCCAAAAAAGATTCAACGTCAATATCAGCTCCAAATGTATCAGAATGCCCAGTGCCATCACTAAGCCCTGCACCAAGCCCCAGAACGTCATATGCACCAGACGTTTTTGATCCACCGTTTAAGCTGATCAAAACCTTTAAAAGTAGCTTACCTATACCCTCGTCAGTTGGCGAAATGGTTGGCGTAAATGTGTGCCGCTTTTCCCCTGGAATATCGGCAATCGTTTGAACGTCCGCAACCTTGATCACCTTATTGATCTTGTATTGATACCCAGAAAAGCCGTCATTGCTTACAGACGTCTCATCACTTAGTCTGACGATTGCCAAAACGTCATCTTCTCTCTTGATGCTAACGTCGGAAGTTGCACCGCTAGGTATGGATAGCGGCGAATCAAGGACCACGAACTTTTCAGCAAAGTCGGAAATGACTTCTTCGCCAGACCCGGCGAATTGATAGCCAAGGTGAAAGAATGCATTAGCCATTGGCGTCCTAACCGTCACGCCTCCGTCCGTAATGATAAGCGCCTGCGACGACACCTCAAGGTGTTGAGCGTGACCATCTGGCGTGCTAAAGCCTACGGCCTCTACTGGCAGGTAGTACGGGTCACATGTAGACGGGGCCCTGAAGTCTTCCCCAAATGGGATCTCTCGATAGTGATCATAGAAACCATTGTAGATGTGCTGCGTTTCAAGCTGATAGCCCGTTATCGTCGAAGAGTCTGCAACCCTAGAAACAATTTCATAAAGTCCATCATAGCCCGTTATCCCTAAATCCTTGATCGCGTTCTCAACGTGCGCGGGATCGTTGCCCATAACAATAAAAGCTTTTGGCTTAACGCCTCTTACGGGTGAATGAAAATTAGGCGTCACATATGCGCAACCCAAAGCCGCATCAAATTCGACGCTAAAAAGAAACCCATTCATGCCCGAAATGGTCCCCGAAGAAAGCTGCAAATTAAACATCTGAGCCACAAATGGACGCCAGTTCTGAACTTGTGGAGCTAAACGCGTGCCCAGTATTGAAACCTTGGCCACCTTCGTCTCAACCTTACTTTTGGACTTAATAGTTACCGGGGTATTTAAATCTGCACCTGCAAAAAATTCTGTTCTTTTTGCGGTAGGATAAAACCCGGTAACTTCATCAGTTCCGACCACACCGGCCGGGGTCACGCTCTGCGGGCTGAGCGTAACCGTCTGTGTGCCCACTACAGGCACATCAAAATGAAGCGCTCGCGGGTGAAAGTCTGCAATGTCGTTTGCAAAGCGGGTCAAAATTGATTCAGCCATACCCGCTTTCAAATACGAAATCTGCTCTAACGCAACATCTTGAAACATTCCGCCGTCAAGCGTTGCACTAGAGACTAAGACCTTGTTTGCAATTCTTCCGTCAAAAGCATGGAGATTGGGGTGCAGCTTTGCCGACAATGACGACCCGGGCAAAGGCTTGTCAAGAATCGCCGTCATTGGCGCAACTTCTAGCGTGATCTGATGGCTTCGCCCTGTGATAGCTGCGGCCGGCTCTGCGGCAAAGAAACCGCGGAAAACCTCAGAGTAGTCGTTAAGATCAGACGACACCGACCCATCAGACTCAACGCGCCCCTCATAAAGCAATACACGGCGCCCGCGGAAATACGTCAAAGGGCTTGTGGCGTAAGGGTATGACCCCACAACATCGGACACCCTGTGCTCACGCGGAAACGTGCCAAGAATACCGCGCGAAACGTTTAACTTGTCGGTGCCCGTCTTACTTGTAACCCAGAGAGACTCTAAGCCGACATGAACGACACCGGGAGACGTAAAACTAGAATTGTCGGCTACCGTTATTGATGTGTCGGTATTGCTGACGTTGGACGTTATCTTTGAAAAGCTATCTGCACCGCGAAAACCAATGCGCCCGAAAATCTTTCCCGGGTCATAGCTGTCAGCCGTGTACAATTCATCCGAGGACAAATTGATCTCCAGATTCCCAACCTCTACAACGCGGGCATTTTCATCAAAACGCCTTGAGAAACTAACGCCGCTGGCATCTAGTCCCATTCTGCGCTCATGCGTAATGCCGTTGGTTGTTAACGCTGGTGGCATATGCGTGCCATATAACACGGGAAGACCAGCAACCCGCAACACGTAACAAGGGCGCCTGTCCTTCTGCCTTAGTTTTGTCAAATCTACCATGCCGTCATTATCTCTCAAATAAATGTTTTCCGTGCGGAAAAAGTGAGGTATAAAGAAAAAGCGGACGGCCTGCGCGGACAGCTGCGCCGGCCGCCCGCAACCCATCGCGAAAGGCAGGGGCTAAGCCCCTGTCCTTATTATACCATGAAAGGGGATTGCGTCACCCTAAGATGTACGCACAAAAAACGGAGAGAAAAATGATATTTTCAGACAACACGGCAGCGCTGGATGCGGCGCTAGCAAAAGCACAGTCGGATCTTAAGCCTGCGGTTAAAACCGCAAGGGGGCACGGATACAGTTATGCCGCACTGGAAGAGGTTATGGAGGCGGCCATTGAGGCGCTAAGCAATAACGGGATCTCCTTTATCCAAGGTATTGAAGAGCTAGAAGACGGCAAGGTGCGCTGCGTCACGCGCCTTGCTAAAGATGGTGAATGGGTCACAACGTACTGCCCGCTTAGGGTTGCCAGCAATGGCAGAAACAACGAAATGCAAGAGCTTGGGAGCGCCTACACATATGGAAGACGGTATGCGCTTCAGGCTGCGGTAGGGATTGCGCCAATTACTGAGAGAGATTTTGAAGAGCGAAAGGCGAAGACGCCGCCCTGGGGAAATGATGACGATGGATCAAGCGAGGCGCCAGGCCTAAAGCTTTTGAGGATTATGGGCTGGAAAGAGCCGCCGACTCCATCCAAAACACTCGGTGAGCTGTCGGACATGGCCGACCGCGCCACTTCAAACCTAAAAAGGTCTGACATATTAGAACGGGCGCGCACCATGAGCAGAGCTGAGTATGAGAAAGCCGGGGGCCCCAAGCGGGACAACTGGCCTGAGGCTGTGGTTGCTGGCATGCGAAATGTGAACGACATTGATGGCTGCAACGATTTGCATGCAATCTGCGTTCTTCGTGATCTCCTTGTGGAGTGTCAGAAGTAGGAAGGACAGCCCGCCCCATAGGGCGGGCTGTTATGCACTAGATGGCAACCCAGCACTGTATGGCGCTTGAGCCTGTGAAGGCTGTAGAAAGCACCAATGTTACAGACTGATATTGTTGATCAAGTGTGATTGAAGCAGTGGCATCAATCTTCTGGTTAGACTGCCCAGAAATCACAAGACTTGACCCACTGCCAACGGTATCCTTGATTTTAAAAGTTACTTTTGCGCCTACGGTCTGGCCTGCGGTCGTGGGTAATGATAGCGCCTTGGGGCTATTTGCTCCACTAAGGTCGAAAATATAGAGACCTTTCATGGCGCCTACATTTGCAATACTTGACGGGTCAGAGCTTGCAAGATCCTCTTCCAAAATCGTCACACCTTCGCCAGATGCAGACCCTAGTCCAAGCGTCGTGCGCTGTGCCGCTGCGTTAGCATCATCAAGCAGCGCCTTACCTGCTGCCGTAAGATCAAAGGTGCCCGCGCTTCCGCTGCCAGTAAATTGAATTCCCTTGTCAGCGGCTGACGTTAAGCCCGCCAACGCTGAAAGCTCAGCGTCCGCAGCCTGGAATGCAGAAGAAGCTTCTACCGCCGCAGAGCCTAACCCAAGAGAAGTTCTGACGGTTGCGCCTGATTCATAGGCAAAGGCCCCTGAACCAGTTGCAACGATGAACTGGCCATCCGAAGCCGCAGCGCCCAAAGTGTCAAGATCTTCCAACACACCATCAACGGCAACAGTTACGGAGCCGCCAAGAGAAACGGAGCCCATTGCGGCCATGCCTGCACCTTGGCTCAGCGTAACAGCGGAATTAGCAAGGTCACCATTTGCTAGAGCGCCTGTAATGCTGCTCGCGCCCAGGTCAATGGCAATCTCTCCGCTTTCGATAACTAGACCGCCGTTTGCTTTAAGGTCTGCAGAAATTGAATTGCCGCTTTTTTGAAGACCGTCGCCCGCGGTAATCTGACCAGCGCCAGAAAATTGAGTGAAAGCCAGATCTGAAGTGCCGGGCGTAAGCGCCGCCGAACCCTGAGAATCAAAGAAATTCATGGGCGTTGAAGCGCCAGGGTACACCGTCCAAGTTGCACTGTCTGATGAATCAGTGTCTGCCACTACTGAAATGAAAGAGTCCCCATTTGAAAGAGCGCTTGTGGTTCTGTAGTAGTACGGAGTGCTTCCGCTTGCCTTAAATTCAATAAATTTACCAGATGGCACACTTCCGCCACCCCAGTTTCCGCCGCCCTGGAAAAGTAAGGACGTACTGGTATGGGTAATACTGGAACTGTTTATGGTTCTCTGTAGACCTTCCGCCGAAAGCGACTTGTATGAAATTGACGTAACAGAAGACGCAGACATTGAAGACACACTGCTTTCGCCTTGCGCGTCGTTGTATGGGTTTCCGCTCATTAGCTGAATGCTACCACTGCCAGAACTCATTGCAGAGTTGCTGCCCAATCGGTAGGCAATAGTGTCGGATCCGTCGCTAAGAATGATCACACCCTGATTCGGGAAAGTCACGCCTGTGTTGCCTGCTGAGTACGAAATGTAGCCAGTAGACGAATTTAGTGTGGCTGAGCTTAGAGTGACACCTGACACACTGGTAGCTGATCCAAACGTTGGATCGAATCCCGTATACCGGCTTGACGTATTAGGATCGAGATCACCTGTGCCGTCATTAGTCGTCAGAACAAAACCCGCATCCGAGTTTGATGTACCCTCGGCAACAAAAACAAAAAGGCCCGCCGTCACTTCACCAGTTGCGTCACAGTCTGTTGCGCGTGTGGGTGCGCCGCTCGCGTTGACTGTAAAGATACCGTTTTCGCTGGCATCGCTTTGGTCTTTCACCAAGATTCGGTCACCAGTCGCAAGCGTTACACCGTCAACGGTTTGGCCATTTGCGAAAGAGCTTGCAAGAGTGCCGGCCGCTGTCGTGGCAACTCGTACAGAGTCTTTTATGTCAAGACCTGATCGCACGCCGTCAACGTAAGCTTTAACTGATTGCTGAGACGGAACCGCGCTTGATGAGTCGCTAGAAAGATCATCCTCATCTAAAAACGAGACCAGGCTGGCGGTCCCGCTACCAGAAAACATTGGAATCTTGTTGGCTGCGCTTGTGAGCCCGGCCAAAGCTGCCAGCTCTGCATCATATGCTTGGACGTCAGTTCCTGGCTCCAAGTCAATCAAAGCGCGAACCGCGGCAGCGTCGGCGGCAGTAATCACGCCAACCATCGGTGCAGACGTTGCACCAATACCGCCGTTTGCAATCGGCAGCGTTCCAGTCACGTCGTCAGTTAAGTCGACCTGACCAAACGTGATTGCCTGTCCTGAAATGCTGGCGTAATCCTTGCCCGCAAGCGTCACATTTGTCGAGTTGTCTGTGCCTGCGGCATCCACGCCTAAAGATGTGCGAGCCGTTGCGCCTGATTCAAAAACAAAGCTGGTTCCATCAGAAACAACGATTGACCCATCGCTTTGAGAAAGGGCAGCCAGCTCTCCGAGGCGAATTGAATACGCCTGCACGTCACTTCCAATTGCAACACCAAGATTGGTTCGCGCGGTGCCCTTATTTGCGACACTGCTTAAATTGTCAGACTTCAATAGAGCGTTTGCCGTGACATAGGCCTTGTTTGCCAGCTGGTTAGCCGCCGTCCCTACATCGCCGTCATAAAGCTTTCCGCCAGTGTTGTAATCGTGCAGAAAAATACCTTGAGCCATTTTTGTTTCTCCGGCCTGTTTTTTTTTACAACCGAAGAGGCACAGGCTAAACGCTCAACGGTTATTCTATCACCCAATAATTTGAGCCATCAGACACAACTGCCAGATGTGCAAACGAATTTACGATTGAAACGGATGCAAACCCGTCAACATTTCCACTCGTCGCAGCAATGCTCACAGCATTACTTCCGGCCGCCCCTTTGTCTTTTATTATATAACGGCGGTTGGCGGCTGTCACCGCCGAAGGCAAAGAAATGTCAACTGCTCCCAGCGCGCTATCCACAAGAATCACATGATCTGTCAACGATACAGTATAGGGCGAATCACTTGCAGCAACTGCACGGATAGGCACTCTCATGGTCACGCCGTCACCAGTGGCTAAAAGCTGCGAAACTCCATCAGTGCGCAGCCCGGCCTGCCCGTCCGCTACTGTAAGACCTGTATCGCCGCTTGAATCGCTACCCTGGACTGTGCCCGTTGATGGCTGTCCGACTGGCGGCGGGCTGTAAAAGCCCTTGACCATGCTGCCCTCCGTTAGTTACCCCAGGGCGCCTCTTGTGCTGTCCTGTGCGACCTGAGTATGAGTTTGACTGTACCACTACCAGTTGCACCCCGTAAAGATAGGTACCTGATATTCTTAACTGTGCCCTCTTGCAACACGCCGCCCACTTCAATCTCAAAGCCGTGGCTGGCGGGTATGCCTGCGCCCGGGTCTCTTTTGAAGACTATATGTGCCGCGCTAGAGCTTCCTGACTTATTGTGGATAAGTACGCTCTGCACATCTTCCCCGGGTTGCTTTTCTGTAAGATTTGGCCCCACCGTAGAAAGATCGATTTCCGTCCATTCTGATGATGTGAAATTAATTACTGCATGAGCCATTGCTTTCACTTGCAGGTCTCTAACTATCTGCATTGGCTCACCTCACCTGTCGTCCGCATTGTTTAAGACAGGCCTAAACCGCTTTTGGTCATCATAGTCTTTCTTTGTCTCGCTATTGCTTGACCTGGTAATGGCCACAAGCCGCTCACTATTTAGCAGCTTTTCAGCGTCATCCACCGCCGCATCATTGTCTAAATCGAGCCAATGGATCCTCGACAATTGCCGCCGCAGCTCAGCATCGGCAGCGGTGCGCATTTTCTCTGGGTCAACGTTTGGCGCATATCCAATCTCAGCCAAAGATGCGGCCACAAATAAGGCGTGGGCGCGTCTAAACTGCTCACCTAGCGCCATATCCGCAAAGCGGTTTGAAGGCAACAACGCTTCAATTTCACCTATAATGTCATACCTCTCAATGTATGGCTGCCATCCTTCCCGATTTGCAGGGCGCGTTGCTTCAAGTTGCGGCACCAGAGTTAGTAGGTCGTTTGAACTAAGCCCAGTTTCAAAGCTTGCACGAACTACACGTAAACGCCCTCGCTCTGTTTTTGTTCGCGTCCCAATGTCATGTAATGGCGCATCATCAATTGTGTAGTTGATTAAATAATACCCCGAGCGATCAATTGCCGTGCCAAGCTCATCAGAGGAAAGTGTGGCCCTCCAATCGTTATGATAGAGCGTCCCGCTTGCGTCTGACGGGATTCCTACAGGCAAAGGCTCCGAAAGTATAAGCTGGTTTGATGTGTCGTCTAGGTGCGAAATGCGGACCTGAAACTGACCAAAGCCGAAAAGGTGCAGCCAATAAAGTCCGCCAGGCTCGCCAACCTCACCAGCCACGTCACCTGTGCCGATTGCGCCAACCTGAACCTTGAAGCGATCAGGCACAGAGGTCACAGCTCGCGAAGACTTCGCAGAAAGCGTTTTTGTTATGCTTAACCCGTTAGCGTAAAATGTGACACTGTGGGCCGCGGAAGGGTCTGGCAAATATGGCGGAGACCACCTGAAAGACTCGGCTTGTCCTATTTGAACTTGAAAGATCATTTACGCCTCCCCCTTCTTTTTTTCTTGCGCCTCTTTGCCTTAGCTGACGCATTGGCTTTCTTTATGTCGGAAAGTGTACCACGTTGTAGGCGTAAGTCGGATAAAACTTTGTCATCATTGATGACTGCGCGGACGTCATGCCTGCAATTATATCCGCCCCCGCTGATCCTTGGATGAGTTGCCGTTTGACTGTTTCGCGCTTTATTAAAGTCTTCTACCGTAAACGCCTTATTCACCAGATGATCACAAAATGGTCTCGTTATGCGGTCATCGGGTCCTAAGTATGCAAGCAGAAACCGCTCACCTTTCGGGTCAAGGCTTTGGCGTGTGGTCTCGTTCACAAATCGGTCAGCTTCTGCCAGTCGGGTACGCGCCTCCGTTGTAGCCATCGGCACGGACGCAGACTGCTCTAGGGCTATCTGTTGCGCTACTTCAGCAATTGACATTCGCCCCATATTTGACAAAATGCCCTGCCTGATGCGCAACGCAGCCGCGCGATCAATAGTTGACCGCAAAGCCTCGTCCAGATTGTTTGTGATGTATGTACCAATAAGCGCCTCGGCCGCCACGGTATCGAGCGCGCCCTGTGCGGCTATTCCTTGCGCTACAAGCGACGATTCCGCAATACCTGCCAGACTGGACACTGCGCGCTGTATGCGCTCTCTAGCGGCTAAGCTGCCACTTTCAGCCACAAAATCTTCAAGGTCTGCAAGGTCCGACGCCATAACGACAGCCTTGACCGCATCGTCTCCCGAAACACTCTGCAGCAATCTCTCAAAATTGGTGCGCCCCACCTTCCGACCGTCTGACCCGTCTGGCGGGAAAACCGTGTCCGGGTCTACGCCCATAGATGCGGCTAGCCTTCGCCCGATGTTCTCGGCTAAATCTTCGGCTAGATCTTCAAAGTCGTCGGTCGCCGTTTCTTGAATCTCAAAGGCAGTTTCCAAGAGCCGCCTGAAGTTTGGCGGGGGCATGGTTAGTCCTCGTCTAGATTGTCTACTAGCTGCGCCAAGTCTTCGACGCTTGCGGCCTTGATAAGCTCGTCCGCCTCTTTAGTAGAATCAACATCTGCGCCCACTAGGAAGGACGCAATCTTTTTTCGCTTTTTAAAATGCAAGGCGAGGACAGCTTCAACCGAGACAACGGAGAGTAAATCTCGATCTTCGCCATCCTCGCCCGCTGGAACATCTGCACCACGGGTCGGGGATTCTGGTGCAGACTCTTCTTTCATCTTTGAGACTTCAAGCACCAGCTGGTCTTCATTCCCCTCATACTTAAGGGTACTGAAAATCTTCCGCGCTCGTGAGTCATCGAGCCAAGCCACACCGCCGTCAGTGATATATCTGCCACGGCTGTCGTGTAAAAATTTAAAACCGTTTAATCGATATGGCTTTAGCTCGTCACTCATCTCGTCAGCTCCTTTTTTTCACTCACGCTTACGACATGCTGTGAATGATTGTCCCCTTGTCAGTATCGAGAGCAACTGACTCGCAGAAATATTCCGCAATTGCCTCGAAATTCTGAGGCATTACACCAGGTTCTGGACCCATTTGCACGTCCATTTTCCCGATGAGCTTAGCAAAGGCGCCTGCTCCGCTGATGACTCTAGGCGTCTGGCCGCTTCTTACGGACAGCTCCAAAGATCCAGCGGACCCAATCCAGCATCGGTCATTAGGGAAAATATAGGATTTAGATGAAGGTTGGCCGTGATTTGCAGAGTCTTGAATTGCGCCAGAAATATGGATCTCATCAAAACCCAAATACTCGCGCAATACATTCTCAACGTGGCTGATAGGCGCTGCGGTTAGTCCGTTAACCTGGCTGATTCCCTGCGCAGATGTGCCGACAATGCTGCGACCCAAAACGCTTGGCTCTCTTGCAAGCTTTTCGGCCAATCCTCTACCGAGGATCATGCAGTTTACAGGGGCTGTGGAGCGCAAGCGTGCGGCATCAATGGCGCTTGACATAACAGACATGAAATCTGTGGAGCTGTCAATGTCGGTGCCGTTCAATCCGCCTGCATTGGTCCACTGCTCAACGTGCCATCCGGCCGGAGCCCGATCACCGCCTGCCTGATATTCCGTGAAAAATGCAGATGCATACCGCTCAAGCTTCACGTGCACGCTCATCATTGCTCTTTGTACAAGGCTCATTTCTTCATCTTCAGAAGACAAGAAACCATTCTCCAGAAACGGCAATGGAATAGTGGTGCGCCCGTCAAACTGCTTAAGGCTGAACTCAACCTCATTGTAAGAGAACCGCTCGACGTTATCACGCGGGCTGTTGATTGGCTTAGCCACACTACCCTCAGCCGCCGCGCCTAAAAGGTCGCGCTTGTTGCGAACTAAAAGCTTGCCATGAAGAAAACCCGGATTGCCTGTGAGATCGATTGCACGGCCGCGCGCAATTCCGCCCTCAGCAATTCCAGGAATGCCAAAGATTTTTGGGTAAGCCAGCTCCATGCCCGCCAAGTCGGGGCTAGGATCTATGAGTGCATCCCTTAGAATACTTTTGGGATTCAAAGATTGATAGTTAAGTGACATTTTTAAATACTCCTAAATAAATGTTTATGCGTCGTCAACTAGCTTGCCGCCGCCCTGAATCAACTGCACCGTGATGAAATCACCGTCGGCCGCGGATTCGCCTGGCTTTGGACACCACATTGCAAGAATTGCTTGCGTGTTTCCAGCCTTGACAGCCTTGCCCGCTGCCGATGCAGTTAGACGACAATCACCAATTCCGTTTGACGCAACGAGCGCTTCCCCTGCAACTACACGTGCATACTGATCAAGCGAATAGACGCGAATATCGTCACCGTCAGCCGCTGCAGCTTCAGCCGCAACACCTGCGCAGTGCTTGTCGGGCCCGTCGCATACTTCAACCTTGGTCCCTGCGGCATTGTACTTTACGAAAACACCTTCTGAAATAGCAGCGCCAGCGGTGGCAGTTGCTTTTGGATCTTCTACTGGAACGAAAACAGCCATTTTCTAGTTCTCCTTTAGTGCGGCGACTAAATCAGGCCGCTCAGTTTTGGCAATTCGGTGTGCATCAATTAAGCTGCCGGCCTTACCTTCTTCTTTAAGCTTCCGAGCAAGCCGTGAAAGC